AGCCAGCGCTCAGGGTGGTTGTCTCAGTGACCAGCAACAAGTCCAACGTATCAGCCGATTTGGTAACGATAGGATAACCCGCAGTGGCTGGTGTTGCATAGTCACCAACTGCGAGAGAGCCTGTTACACCAAAAGCAGAGACGTAGGCGGCGGCTGTCACACCAGTAACGCCCAAGCTCACTGTGCAGCTACCTGTCACAGCGGAGATCACCTCAAAACCAGCAGCCAACACAATGGATTGTGCAGGGATCTGGAGAGCCTCGATAACGTCAGCAGCAGCGAGGGCAGAACCCTTAGCTGTAACAGCACTAGCGAGGTTGATGGTATTTTCAACCATGTAAGGCATATTGCGAACGGAACGAACAGGTTGCAGTCCCGAACCAACAGCATTAGAGAGAGTGGTAATAGTTGCCATTTATGTTCTCCTTAAGCAGCGTTATACTTAGCAGTGACAAGCGCCTCAGGACGCAAAATCTTGCGACCATAGAGGTGCATACCACGCACGATGTCAGCAAAGCTATCGGGGTCACGATAGGTTTCTGTCTTGGTGATCTGCTGAGCGGTAGCAACGGCAGACTGATGACCAGCAACGATCACACCGAAGTTGGAGTTTTGGTTAGCAATACCAGTAGTACCAGCGCCAGTTCCAACTTTCGGCAGGTTGTTAGACACATACACTTTGAAGCCGTGCAGGTTGTCCACCACCAAACCGTTTTGCAGACCAGAGCCACCGAACAGGCTGTTCAGCAAGCGGCTGTCTTCGTCTTTCAACAGTTCCATGAAGATGGGATCGATTACCAACCAACGACCGCTGGTGTCAACAAACTGTTGATCCAACAGGCGGCTCATACGGGAGATCACCATCAGAGGAGAAGCCGTAGCCGTGGGTAGTGCGGTAGCACCGGGCAGACGAGCAGCCAAAGGAATGGAGTGATCAGCAGCGGAAGCAGTGGTAATGTTGCCGAAGTCGCCCTTCTTCAATTGCATGCTAGCCAACAGTTCGTTAGAACCGGCTTCGGTCAGTGCCTTAGTACCGGGGTAGGTAGTGCGGGCAGTACCAGCTTGGGCATGCTTAGCAGACTGTTGATAGCCCGACAGATAACCCAAGACATCTTGGTCATACTGGTCACGGATGCGGTAGGCAGCGCGATCAGAAGCCATCTGCATGAAGTTGACATGCGAATGAGCAGCTTCAATGTCATCAATCTTAAAGGCGTAGTAGTTAGCCTGATCGACAACCAGCGTGAAGTCCTCATCATTCAGGTCTTGTGCCGTGATCTGTGTGCCACGGGCATAAGACTGAACGCTAACTTCAGGTTCTTTGATGATTTTAACCGAATCACCCATATTGGCAATCTCGCCAAAATAGTCGTTGTTGGTCACAGCTTCAACAGTGGAAGCCTTACGGAATGCAAGTTGTACTTGCTTGGAATAGATTACGGCACTAAAATTACCATTGGGTAAATTGCCGTAGCCTGTTGCCTTGGGAAATGCCATGATATTTCTCCTATAGATAGATGGGCATATATTTAAATACGCTGACCTAGTTCCACAGGGCCAATCATGCTAGGTGAATAAACATAAGCCTTCTAGGAAGCCTATCTTTATTGGCTAGATTATTTGGGTAATCTGCTCACTGACAGTTTGCGTTACATTCCTTAGTGTTAGTGGTGGTTTTGCAACGGCAGAAACACTAAGAGCAAGGCTGAGTTAACAACCTTGCTCAAAGTTATATCACACTTTTAGTGTGTGTCAATACTTACCGCGCACCAGAGCTTAAGTCGTATACAAATTTACCGGACTTTAGGGCTTTAGAGATGGCTTCTTGATTGGCTTCATATTGCTGAGAGGTCATTGCATTAACCTGTGATTCAGAAAATACGCCTTCAGTATCCACATTGGACGGAGCAGATCTACTGTTTCTGGTGGACACACTCTCGGCTGCGCTTCTGTTATCAGACTTCTTAGTCTTGGTAATACCCTTGTCTGCCTTATACAAATCAATGGCGCGGGCCGCTGACTTAGCGTCTGAGTCATTCTCATACAGAGCATTCTGCACCCAAGTAGGCTGCTCTTCTACCCAGCTATGAAACTCATCACTTTCTTTGATGGCTTCAAAGTCGGGGTGGATACGAAGAAGCTCAGCTTCAGCTTTGTCTCTAGCAGTTTGCTGCTCTCTTTCATCCAAAACTTTGAAGCGGTCAGCCAATTCTGCTGACTGCTCCTTAGCTTTCTTGATAGCAATTGTCTCCACAATACGAGCAACGTCCGGATATTCGTTTGCCCAAGCAGCCAAGTCTTCTTCGCTGGTAGGAAGTTTAATCTGACTGCTGGTACTCTTTTGAAGTTGTGAGCGAAGTTCATCAATCTCTTTCTGAAGTTGAACTTGTTGCTTCTGAGAATGGCTTCTCAGATCGCCATAGCGCTTCTTGAATGTCTTCTCCTCTGCGCTGAGGTTGCTGTCATCTTCTGAACTGGTGCTGGTAGGTTTCCCTTCTCTGTTCAGATCAAGGAGATCTTTAAGCTCCTCTTCCTCTTGTTTAATCTTTTCATCATTAGCATTGCGGCTAGCAAACGCTGTCTTCTGTTCTACTTTTTCCAATACTGCTTCTGTCATAAACGCCTTTTAAGTTGGGGCTGGTCTGTAGCCGAATGAATCGGGGAGTCAGGTTAGCCAATAATGGTGGGTTATTATTAAGTATCTACCAGCCCACCACTGGATTAGATATTGATATTATACGTTGTTTTGTTATTAGATTCCCAGAGTGATTCCCAGTTCTGTTCACCAACAAACAAACCTACTGTGAAGCAGATAGGCTCTCCAATTAACCGAACAACCTTACCAAACAGTGATCCTTTGGGGCTTCGGCCCATTTGGTAGGAAAGCTCTTGAGCGCGGTGCATAGCCAGCGGGCGCATGATGTTTTCAGCCAGCTTGCTCTTACGCATTAGCTTGACGTAGGGGATAGCCCAGTATTGATACCCGCGAACGGTTGTTGGGCTTAAGTGCTTAAATGTAAACTCAAGGTCAGAGCGCCACATATCGCGGCTCATCTCGCCCTTACGATAGAAGTGGGTGCAGATTACGCGACCACCACCGCCTCCACCACCACCGCCGCCTTCACCGCTAGGAGGCCCGCCCGGTGGCGCAGCATTAGCGCCCATAGGTGAAGTGTTTTGATTGCTACCACCTCTACCTGCTTCTCCCGGCGCTTGAACAAATCCAGCATTTGCGGCTGCGGCTGCGTTTGCTTCTGTTTGTGCTCTTGCTCTTTCTTGTGATGATGCTCTATCTACTGCGTCTCTAGCTGCTTGTTCTCTATCTGCCTGTTCTCTAGCTGCTTGTTCTCTATCTGCCTGTTCTTTAGCTGCTCTTTCTTGAGCCGCTTTCTCCGCTGCTCTGTCTTGTTCGTCTCTAGCTACCTTATCTGCTTGTTCTCTAGCTGCTGCTGCTTCTGTTGCTGCTCTTTGTGCTGCTTCTTTATCTGCTGCTTCTTTTTCTCTAGCTGCTTTATCTGCTGCTTCTGCTTTATTTGCTGCATCTATAGCTGCTTGAGTAGCTGCTTCTTTAGCTACTCTATCTGCCTCATCTTTTGTTTCTTTATCCCTTGCTGCTTTATCTGCTGCTTCTTTTGCATCTTGTTTAGCTATATCAGCGTCTGTTTGAGCAGTTACCACTCTATCTATAGCTTGTTGTGGTGTCATGCCAGCGTTTATATAACCAGCAACAGTGTCAAATTCCCCCGCTGGTACTTGCCCATCTAATCCTGCAAGAGAAATTTTACCTTCAACACTATTAACTGCTTTATCAACAGCTTGTTGGGCAGGAACCCCAGCAGCCACCTCATTCAATACTTGATGAAATAAAGCCTCTGGAATTTTATCTACTAATTCTTTAGGCATTGCCATTACATCTTTATTTGCTGTACCAAACCCGTTAGTAATACCAACAAGAGCATCAAGTGTTGTTTTTGATGTATTAATACCTGTATCCTTAGTATTAGTTCCAGCAGCATTAGCCGCAGCTACAGCAATTTCTTTTGCAGACTTACCTTCCAATGTAGCTTTTGTGGCTGCTTCTTTTGCTCTTTCAACATCTGCGCTATTAAATCCCGCAGCAGTCAAAGCAGAACTATCTATAGCTGCTGCATTAGCTGCTGCTAGTTTTTCGTTATTTACTTTAATACTATATTGAGAGGCGGCTGATACAAGAAGTCCAAAAATAGGATTAACAACCCCAGCAGCAAAACCAAGCGCTCTACCTACATTGCGACTTGTGCCTCCTTGAATATCGCCAAATCCCTCTACTCCTGCATCATTTACTGTTTTCACCGCGCCACCAGTTCCACCGCTTCCATCCCCACCATCTGTAGATTTTCCACCACCACTGCTACTGCCACTTCCTCCTGCTACAGGGGAAACAGGCTGCTCTATAACTGGGGGTGGGGTAGTTGGGGGCGTAACCGTTTCTTTCTTTTCCGTATATCCTTTTGGTATAGGCAATAAAGGCTTACCATTAATGAATGGAATATATTTAACTGTTTTGGTTTGATCGTCCACATACTGCACCATCTTAAAACCTTTGATGGGAGCGCCACTGTAGTCTGCGTTCACTGAACCACCAGTAGCAAACTTCTTTGGTTCACCTTTATCTAGGCCAGAAATAATTTCATCAATGTGGGAAGAAAACTTATCTTCATTACCACTATCATCGGCAGCAACTTCTTCAGCATTTCCCATTTGACCCTTGCTATCCATTTCTTGCAAACCTTGTTTGGCTGCATCACGGATCTGCATAAGCTTATCTAAACCAATATAGCGGGTTACATCAGCGGGAAAAACAAACTCTCCTACACTGAGCTTAGCATCAACGCTATCTCTAACTTCTTCTTTCAATGCGCCAGCAGGAACATCATTACCACTAACGGGGTCTTTGGTTCCACCTTCTTGCAGCATACCGCCGGTAGCTAGTAAATCATTTGTTTGCATTTATTTCTTCCTTGAGATATTTCAATTGACGAAGCGCAGTTATAGCTCCTTGAGCTTGATAGATTTCGCGTAGGTCTGCTGCCTGTTCCAATTTGCGTTGCTGTTGCTCAATATTAAATTCAAGCATTTCACAAAAACCATTCCACTGGTTGTTGTTAGAAACCAGAGCTTTTAATTTAGAGAGGTAGGTCTTATCCTGCATTGCCACTAAATCCTTGTTCTCCGGGCGCTGGAGCAGCACCAACGCCAATGTTGCCACCACCACCGCCGCTCATGTCTGCAACGCTTGGAGGGCCAGCTACGCCCTGTGGAGGAGCGCCCTGAGGAGCAGCGCCGGGAGCGCCGGGAGGCACACCTGCTGGAGGAGGTGGAGCATTCTGTTGAGCTAAGAACGATTGCTTCATAGCCTCATCCATGTTGTTAGTTACCTTCTCTGGATCCAAGTCCATGCTCTTAGCAATTTCACGGATGATGTAAGGAAACTTAGCAAACGGCGCAAGTGCGGGCTGACTAGCAATCTGCAAAAATTGCATCAAGCGCTGACTTCTAACTTCGTTAGCCATCAAACTCTCTGTGCCTTTAGCTGAAACTTCCAAGTCACCTTTGATTGCTGGGTCGTAATCAAACTGCATGTTGAAGTTGAAGAACGCCTCTCCCAATGGAGCAAGCAAGTAGTCATCAACATTCTTAATAACTGTTTTGATATTACCGCTGGCAGCGTTCATCAACATGCTGATGCCGCTGGCAGTGCGTCCTACACCTGACACTCCTGTTTGACCGTGTGAGAAAGACGCAAGTCCTGTAGACTCATCTGCTAGTTGCCTAGCCTTGTCAAACAGTTGCAGGTTCTCATTAGACACATTCGGAAACTTAGTCCCAAACAGCGACTGCCCCGGAGCGCCTCCCTGCCTACGAAACACCTTGCCGGGGTAGACGGATAAGTCTTGACCGGGGACAAGGTTGGTTTCATCAATTTCAAATATCAAGTTGCCAGACAACACAGCATTGTCCACAGCCATCCGCATAAATCCATTCATCAATGTCTGTGTATCATCCATGTTCTCACCAATACCAACACCGGCAAGGGAGTAGGGGTTGAGTTCGTAGGGAACAGCGTAGTAGGGAATGCGCGAGGGTTTAAATGGATTGAGAACAAGTCTCAATATTTTTCCATTGCAATACCAAATGTTAGCCTGTAGTTCTCCTGCTTCTTTCATGTCATCGGGAATGACAACATCATTCTCTTCCAACAACTCAATGTCTACATTGCCCCAATATTCCAGCACTTCAAAGCGCTCCACTCCAAATGTAGGAGCGTAGTCTTTTAAATCATCTTCCCAATATTTCTTTACATAGCTTTCGCCTTCTTCAATGATCTGGTCAATAACATTGGAACGAAAGTGTGGGCGCTTCTTCAAAGCCCTTAGTTGGGTACGAGACATCTTGTGTCTCTCAATGGTATACTGGCAATCTCCTGTGTTATTGGCATCAGGATCCCAATAGAAGTTCCAGATGGAAACATGGGAAGCCTCTGGCACTGTCTTGATTGTTGGCTTGTATTTACCGTCAGCATCCCAGCTAGCGTATTCCTTATTGATGGCAAACGGGCCTTTCATAACGCCAGTTCCAAACAAAGCCATCTCAAAAGCTGTGGAGCGCAGATGCTTAGAAGCCCCTGTCTCATCTAGCTGGTCATGGATTTTCTTCTCCATCTTCTTAGCAGCCACCATAGCAGGGCTAAAGGTGATGGAAGAGGGTGTAACCCCCGGCCCTTCTTTTAAGTTGGGAACATCTTTAAGCTCATCCTTCATTGCCCCAAGCATTTCCTCTAGGGTGTCTAGAGTGAAGCCACTCTTGATGGATTTACCACCTTCTTCACCAAAAGGAATTTCTGTTGGTTTCTTTTCTGCTGGGGGTGTCTTATCATTTGGATCAAAATGAACACTCTCTACAACACCGTCAGGCAAGACAGTGGGATCTACACTAAGAGGAAACTTATTGTTGGAAAATAATACTTCAATGATTTGCCCATAAGCAGCCAGTGTCTTTGTCTTAGTAACTTTGATGAAGACACGCGATTTCTCATGCTCAGTGAATTGAACATCAGTGCTATAGATGCCTCGATAGTTTCGATAGGCGCGAAGCCATCTAGCTTCATCTTGTCTTCTGCTTGTTTCAGAGCGGGTGAAGCGTTCTTCTACATAGGCAATAATGCCAGCGCCCTGAGTGTCAACATCTTCTGTTGACTTCACATCATTGAGGGCTAAGGTTTTATCTCCTAGCGATTGTTGCTTCTCTACCATATTATTCCTTAATTCAATAACCAAAAACTGGATCTGCCACTTTCATTCCGTACTTCTTAGTATTAGCTGGATCATAATCAAACAAGCTACTACGGGGGCGGCTCATAATTCCATAGCGAATTGCATCATAAAGATGGTCTTCTGCTTTAGTGTCAATATCCTCTGGGTTTCTTTTATCCAAAGGGATAATAGGAAGCTGAGCTATTGTATTTACACAGTTACTAGTTATAACCATTCTTGGCATATCTGTAAATGGATCAAGCTGTAGCCTTCTATGTAGCTCATTCTTCCCCGACACCCTACTTCCTGCACTTCGATCAGAGGGTCTCCAACGACATCCCTCCATAATCATCTGTTCTGCTAGGGATGGCCCTGTATCACCACGCTTATGCCAGCAGCTACTGTCCAGTACCCCGTATCGCATAGTGCCATCGTTCTCTTCTGCCTTTAATACCAGCTTAGCTAAGTCTTTTGCCAGCACCTTTGATACATATAGCTCACGATAGATGACCAATTGCTCACTTGGGGTGACAGCAAACCATACAACAGCACTATAACTACCATATCCATAGTCACAAGCCCTAAATTTAACCCAGTTATGGGGAATATCAAAGGGTTCTACCACATGTATAGCCCTATTAAACTCAGGAAACGCTGCTCCCTCTGCAATATCCCAGTTTCCTTCAAGTAATTGCTTGCGTTGGTGCTCTGGTAGGGACAACAACATGGTTTCGTAGTCGCCTGTCTCAGCTAAATAGGGGTTATCGGACAACATTGCGGGTATAAACCTGCGTTTGAACAGGGGCTGCCCCTCTTTAGTGTGTCCTTTGGGGTAAGTTAGGGTGGTGGCAGTGTCAATGTCGGTAGCCCAGAACGCTTTTCCTGCAGGTGCTGGGTCAATAAACATCTTCTTAACCCAAGAATGCCCCGGCCCACCCGGATTAGTGGTGGCTCTCATGTAAATTGGCAGGTCAGCAGCGGGAGTACGCAGCCGTGACCTCATGTAGTTCCATGCAAAGGGGGTGTGCCACTGTGTTAGCTCATCAAAACCAATCCAGCTAAAGGCCAATCCCTGATAACGCAACACATCTTCATCCCTATCAAGGTAGGACATCCACAATCTAGCACCGGATGGAGCAACCCACTGCATCTTCCTCTCACTCCACTTAATGTTGGGATAGATTTTGGGATATATCTCTTGGCTCTTCCAGATAAGTTCACGGAGTTCCTCTGTTGTGTGGCGTAACAACAGGCCAGAGAATTGGGGATGGCCTAGATAGCGCAGCGGATCTGCTAACATGGCGTAGCTCTTGCCACCACCAGCAGCACCACCATATAACACCTCACGCTCTGAGGCAGATAGGAAGAATGTTTGTGGCCCTACATTGGGCCTGAAGATGATGTTCTGTGTGGGAGTCTCAGATATCACCACTTCGGAAGCTGGAGGAGATATCTCTGTAGTGATCGGACTTGAAGTAGCTTCCTTCTGTGCCGATCCTCTTTTCGTACTCTTCGGCCTTCCTAAGGGCTTCTTCGTACCGCTGGGCAAGGAGGCGGTAAGTTGAAGATTTTCTCCTGTTCGACTGTTCATGTTCTATTCTGCTCTTAAGTCCTGCGTGAGAAATCTGTCTACCAGATGCTTCCGTCAACCAATCGGCAACCTGCCTATACGAGTATTGCTTTAGATATTTCTTCGCTTGCTCAAGAGCATCAAGCTCTTTAGGGATAGGGAGAAGCCACCCCTGATTTTCTTCATCCTTCTTGTAACCAAATGGAACCGTTCTAGAAAGCTGAGGTACTGAAACATATTCCTTACCTCCCTCTGGCTGTGGCAATATCCACTTGCCAGCGGTGCGCTCAGTCATTAGTCTTCCTCGGATCTATCCTTCGCTGGCAATATCATCACACCATTCATTGCCTCTACTTGCACCTTGTCTGTCTTCACATGACCGGCTCTATCAAGCATATCCTTAGCGGCGCTAAGTTTTTCTTTGAGGCCCAATTGCGTAGGACTTTCAATGCCACTAATTATAGCACACGCAGCGCGTGGGGCATTCATTGCAATGTACAATGTGGTGGCTTCAGCAATCTCTTCTTTCAGGGAGTTGATAAGTTCTTTGGTAGAATAGCCTTCAGAGAATCCAGCCAGCCGTTTGGCAACGACAGGATTACCTGCTGCTTCTTCAAACAACACCTCTAGGAATTTCTTTTGTCTTTCATCTAGTTCTTTTGCCATTATCTGTACCTCGCTGTTTTAGCAGCAACAGCTTTAGGCTGTGCTACAAATTGTTTACCCTTAGCTGTGCCTTCCCGCTTAGCCTTTGTAGTGGCAGCGTACTCCGAAGAAGAGAGAGCTTTGATTGCTGCTGCTGGTAAGTAACGCTCCCCTGTCTTGGAAGAAGGTTTACCAGATTTAGTTGTCCACTTCTGCTCTGTCCAATCCTTCAGAGATTTCTGAGAGGCTTTCATGTTTTGTAACCACCGCCAGCAGCTTTGTATTTCTTAGCCACAAGCTGCGCTTTTCTTGCTGACCATTGACCAGCGGCAGTGCCTTGTACAGCAACAGCCTTTACCTGAGACAATATCTTCTTTCTCAGTGTAGGCTTTGTGTATGGAGAAGCAACATCGCCTTTTTTTGTGGTAGCCATCACTTCATCTTTTTCAATGTCTCAGCAAGCCTAGCACGTTGTCCCAATTTACCGGGAGCTTTAGCTGCCTTAGCTAGTGCTTTAGATGGAATAGTCTTACCGGATTTAACGCCAAGTGATTCCCGTAAAGCTCCGGGTTTCTTAATTGCTTCTTTAATCCAATTCTTGGTAGCCATGTGTTATCTCCTAACAGGGTCAAAATATTCTTCTACAGATATAACAATATCAAAATTGCTAGCAGAATTAGTGTGAGCTACAATCTTATCATTCTGATGCAGGGACATAATTCCAGCATTTAAAACATTAAATGAACTATTATTGGGCATTACATAGTCGTTTAACAAGTAATGATAGGTGGTATCTTCTACATGATAAAATTGTACAGCAATGGTTTTATTATGTACTGCTCCAGAAGCAATGTTTAAAAACCTAATAATAGCTGAGAAGTTAGGGGGACATTGATAGACAAGTTGAGCGCTAGCATCGGGAGCCGTAGCTGTAATACGAGCGCCCTCTGTCTTAAACTTACTAGCTGCCTCAAATGGCATAGCTTATTTCTTCTTTAGCTTAGAAGCTTCAGACAGGGCAATGGCAATGGCTTGCTTTGGATTCTTCACAACAGGGCCACCTTTGCCACTATGCAAAGACTTGCCCTTAAACTCGTGCATCACTTTACCCACTTTGGCAGTTTGCTTCTTAGAAAGTTTCGTAGCCATGTTAGCATTTCTTTCCCTTAGCCATGCCGCCTTTGTTCATCATGGTTTTGCCTTTTGGCTTGCCCATGCCAATAATTAGAGCAACAGCAGGAGTCTTAGCGCCCTTCTTGACAGCACCACCCTTAGCCATCATCATATCCTCTTGCATTTGTTTCTTCAGAGGCTCGCTCTTTTCATGCTTCATCATTGCAGCTTTGGAAGCATAGGTTTCTTTACCATGAGTAATTTTCTTAGTAGCCATTTTATTTCTTGCCTTTCTGAGCAGGAGGAACCGAAGCCCCACAATTGACATAGCCACCTTTGGCATAAGCCGACATCGTCTTCATCTTAAGGACAGGTTTCACTGCTCTCAAATTCACAGCACCACCTTTAGAATACTTAGGAGGTGTGTTAGACTTTGTTTCACCTGCTTTGGTTTCTTCGTAGGCTTTAGCTTCTAGCGCTGTAGCCTTGTCCAAATAAGCATTACGAACATCTTGAGGCAAGTTAGTGTCTTTAGCCTTCTCTCTGTACATTGCTACCTTCTCTGCCGATGTTCCTGTTGATGTTGCCATGTTTTGTTTCCTTTAAAACTACTCGTAGTTATATCACCATTTAACCTTATCAGCCCAATAACCTGCTGACATCTTTCCAATGGCAATGTCCTTAGCATGTCTAGCTTTGAAGCTACGCTGTCTTGCTTGTTCTTTCTCTGTAGTTGGATGCGCTCCTGCGCCTTTAACACCCTGCTGTCCAAAACGAATAAGCTTAACCTTGTCCCCTTCTTTGGCTAAAACAACATGACTCTTTGTGGGATGCGATGGTGTAGCCTTAGGTTTATTATACCCGCTAAAGACTTCTGTTCCTCTTTTAATTTCCATTTGTTACTCGCTAACAGAAAACCTACTGGTTCCCTTTCTATCATTCCATCCTTCTTGTTTCATTGCATATTCAACAGCATCAAGAGGGAACCAATAACCTGTATGCTTTTCTAAAGCAGTTCTAACAAAGTAAACATCACTGTGAGGGATATGAACTGTTTCCAGTTTATCATTGTGCATAGCTATATAGATCTGTGCCATCACCGAGTAGGGTGGAGAAGATAACAATCCCTTAGCATCTAGCTGTTCTTTTGTTTTTAACAAAAAGGAATAATCTTTCACTGTCGATTTCATATAGTGAAATTATAGCTTAAGTGCTTTAAGTGGCATAGAAGTTGCTTATAAAGAGAAATTAGCTATATCATAGCTAATGTATACATCAGCTACTATATAGAGGAATAAGAGTAACATAGCCAAGATAAAGAGTTTAGAGATAATTAAAGTAAGAAGATTAACTCTGCTTTATCGCTATTAGCGCTTAAGTTGCTATCAGCAATGGTGAAGAACTTCATAGCCCCCCTACCCCCCACAGATGGAGGTATGACACAGATGATAGCACAAAGCAACTAGCAATGTACAAGCGTGGTAAAGAAACAACACTAGTGCCATTTGCTTAATTTTTAAGCAGCTTCTTTGTGTTGTTGGAAGTGCTTGCTCTGTCGAGATGGCTTTCCATTGTACATTCCTCAGCAAGGCGCTTAATCAGTCTTTACAGCCTCTTTCTTTAACAGCCAAGGGCTAGGTAGCCTATGCCTTGTTTTTAGCTGAGATGGCTGTGTAGCCCTCCAACTATAGTTGCTAATCTTAAAATCCCCTTCTGTGGGCTAGGCCATACACAAATAGCGCCATACCCCCCGGTGGCCCACGCCCGCCCCTCGTTAGCCGCGCACACGCCGCCGCGCAGGGCTGCGTAGGGCTGCGCCTATAGGTACAGATCTACAGAATTAATTGCCTTTTAAATTCAATTAAGTCAGGTGATCTTTTTGATTGCATTAGAATTCACCTTGAATTCAATATATTCAATGAATTCAATGGGTTACATAAGACTGCATTCTGATACGGAATCAGCTCAAGTAGCAACTATGGTTGGAAACTGCCTCTTTTTTAAGCACTAATCCAACTTCAGCGAGGCGGTATATAGAATATACCGGCTTAAAGCATATCCCCCCTGTTACAAAAAAACAACACTGTACAGAAATCCAGCAACTACCCAGTACTGTACTAAACCACAGTGATTTCATAGTTATCCACAGCTTATCCACCACAGAAAAGCTCGCCAACAAAAAGTGTAGCCATTGTGGATAACTCAAAAGCCTCGTGTGCGGCTTCCTAACTTAATTGAGACAATTCTTATGCCATCTCTGATGGCGTCTAGAATTGTATTAAGTTAGGAAGATCTGCGTACATCACCCGCGAATCTTTGTCTTACATTTATTGAAGAAAGTATCCCCTTTTAAGTATGAAAAGGGGAAATACTTTCTTCTTAATAATAAATGAAAGACAAAAAATGAGAAAAGCCGACAACAACCCCACAGTTTGTGTGGTCATTATTGTTCTGCTATAGTAGCGTTTCTCACGGCGATTTTGCCACACTCTTTCCTTAAGGAAACACGTTATGTTCAAGTCTAAAGCTTTGCTTTCTATCGGCTCTGATGCTAAGACAGTCAAGGGAGAAACCTTTGGTTTCTTAACTGGCATCCTCTACCTAGCACCTTACACTTCCACAAAGTGGAATACTTGTAGCATGGCTAAGATAGCACAGTGTGGCACAGCATGTCTATACACTGCTGGACGGGGTGCTATGAATTCAGTGGCTCAGGCTAGAGTCAATAAGACAGTGTGGTTTTTCACCGAACGAAATACTTTCATGCAACAATTAGTTGGTGACATTTGCAAATTGGTAAAGAAAGCCCGTAAGCAAAGCTTAGTGCCACTGATCCGGTTGAACGGCACTTCCGACATTCGGTGGGAAACCGTAGGTTTTACCGATGCTGACGGTGTGGAATATGCAAGCATCTTCGATGCTTTCCCTGATGTTCAATTCTACGATTACACCAAAGATGTTAACCGTAAGGTTATTCCTACCAACTATGATTTGACATTCAGTGATAGCGGTGTGCTAGGCTTTCAGCCTTATGTCGAAAAAGCTGTGGCCCTTGGCATGAGAATAGCGACAGTCTTCCGTGATGTAGCATCAATCCCTAAGATGCACCGTGGAATGCCGGTTATCGGTGGTGATAACAGTGACATTCGTCACTTAGAGGATAAAGGTGTGGTGGTGGCACTTTATGCCAAAGGCAAAGCGAAAAACGATTACAGCGGCTTTGTGTTTGATCGTAAGATCATACCAATTGCAGTAGCAGCCTGATAGCACTGCGGCAAGCCCTTAGGGGCTTTCCAGAGGGTTATCATACTTTCTCTATAGGGCAAAGCCCCGCTGTGAAGCGAAGCTTATCCGATCGATTCTTTAACAATTTGTTCCAGCGTCAGTATGCTTCGGTGACAGCGAAGCTGAAATAGGCTGGGTCTAGGTGGCAGCGGGCTAATGTCTGCCATTCATGCTAGCATATCATGGTGATAATATGCATAGGACATCCACAGTGGCATTGGGGTCGGTGCTAGACGGTGGGTGCTTTCAGAAGCTCTGTGGCACATGGCTAAAGGGCTTCTATCAAGCAACTCTTCCTAAAGGAAACAATATGAAAGCGTACAAAAACCTAGTGAAATATACCCTTGCTAAGGGCTACACTGTAAGTGTATTTGATGGTGAAGAATGGGCAGCAACACAATCCACCAGCTATAATGAAATTATAGATGCCATCGAAAGCGTTGAGGAAGCAGAGCTTCATCTCCACATTCGAGACGCTGAGAATACCTATCGATTGGCATGGGCTTTGGTGTCGGCCTTTGGCCTTGAAGACGAAGAGACGGTGGTTGACCACACCGTAAATGAGTTTATGGATGATTGGTCAGCACAATATTATTCCTGAAAGGAAACAACATGCGAGTTTTCGTTTATTTCAATCTGCACCTACGGTGCTTCTCTATCAAAGCCCTTGAGGGTGTCAACAAGGGGCGAGTGATAGCCCACAAACATGAGGTGCAGCTATACGATTGCACCTACAAAGTGAGCGAGGCAGGGCGGCAGCGAGTGCTGCGAGAACAGCGCAAGAATGTCCATGCTGGTGTCTGTGGCACATGGCTAGGGGACACTGCACCGGCTGTCATAGAACGGTATGTGACGATGGGTACTAGGGTTACATACAACCCCTACAAGTACAGCACCTTTGTAAGCTCAGCAACAGAGTTGCCCATGCTGAATAGCCGTAGTGCTACGATGCTAACTGCACCGAATGCCAATGGCATCAAGGTGGGCTACATCTATTCTCTGTCTCTGTAAGAGTTGCCCTTGTAACAGCCGTGACAGGACTGTTACTGGTTGCAATTTTGCAACTGTTCCTGAAAGGAAACAACATGAAAAAAGAGCTTTTAAAATCAAGAATTATGTATGGCTGCGACATTGAAGAATTCAAAGCCTCAGTAAAGAAGAGCATGACCTATCGATTCAGCGGTGGTGGGATGGTGGTAGCATCTCTGATGTCAGATGCTCAGGAATTGATGGCGAGGGATGATGTGGAGAGAGCAAGCTGGGCCTTGAACAAAGCAAAAGCTTTGCTCTTTGACATCATGGAAGATAAGATGTCCCTGCAACCCGCTGAAGAGCTAACATATACAAGGATGTAACATGAGCAATGACATCCCTGTGATGGTGTGGTTTGGCGAGATGGAGATGGGTAGCCTGTCCGTAGGACATAGATTCAGCAATGAGATATGCATCATCCATACAATCCATGAGAAGAGGCACATGCTAGAGGCCGACATCGAAGTTTATATTACTGCCAATAACCATACCGGAGACTATGTTTTCCCCGAAAAATTCAACGGCGATATTGTTTATTCACGACACTACCTGAAAGGACACTGAAATGGGCTTAGATATGTATGCTTTCAAGATGAAAGCGAAAGAGGCTGGCGACATCCAAACTATGAGTGATTGGTCTGATGATATTGAACGAGTTGAGATAGCCTACTGGCGTAAATTCAACCACCTACAGGGTTGGATGGAGACTCTCTATACAGAGAAGGGTGGCACTGACGAATTCAATTGTGTATATGTCAGGCTGGAACAGCCCGACTTAGACCGACTCAAGGATGCACTGGACAACAAGCAATTGGTACATACACCGGGGTTTTTCTTCGGTGGTGACATGATGTATTCAGAGGATGTAGAGGCTACAGAGAAGTTTATCGAAGATGCCAAGCAAGCTTTGCTTGATGGTGATGCAGTTTTTTATTATTCATGGTGGTAATTATGCAAATTTCTATTCATATCAGAGAAAACTACGGCGTACCTACAGCGTACCCAATGTGTGACAAAGCCAAGCTCTTCGCTGAGCTTTGTGGCACAAAGACACTGACGGTGGCAGCACTGGCTAACATAGCCCGATTGGGATATGATGTGCTGTTGGAGCCTACTCCGTATCCAGCCATCAACAAGGCCATCAAGAAGCGTGGCACAGAGGGAGAGTATGCATGAAGACATTCACCATCACGGTGTACTCAGATCCAGCCCACTCATGG